GCAAATATGCGGGCAATTAACTCCAACTTACCCGAATTAGACTTAACCATAGCCGCTACAGCAGCAGCAGTTACATTAGACAAAACATCCGGGTCTAAACCTTGCTGCGCATCATTAACTCCTGTGCGTTTAGCTTGTACGTTGTCCATGTATTCAAGCATCGGGAATGCCTGAGCAGTCACCGACGGAACTTGAATGGGAACCATCGCATTCGGATTCTTCATTCGAATAACGCCGCCAGGTGTCGCATTCAACATGTCGTCAATGTTTACCTGACCGTCAACAATACCAACGCGAGCATTGTTTGTTAGATACAAGTTGTCCAGCATTTGCCGGGTAACAGTAGACTTTATGAGTTGAATGTCCATTGTCCTGTCAGCCAGCGACTGACCAAAGAACTTGTGAGGAATAGGAATTGGACAAATAGAGTGGAAAGGGACAACGTCTATCTCCTCGTCCTCTAAGATCTCGCTGCCGCAGTAAACAATACGGCGCAGTTCAGCAATTCCGTCGTCATCTTCATCTATACGTATATAGCATTCGTATAGCTCAACGTTTTGCATTGCTGGGTCAAGGCTTGGGGAGTCGTCTGGATTCTCGCCCTGATTAAACCTAGCAATACGTTCTTGAGTAAAGCTTAAGTCGTCGTATGATGGCAGATTATCAACAGTCTTTTTGTTGTAGCCCATGGCGATCAAGTCAGATCGAGGCATTAAACGACGGTGGGCAATAAACGCGCTATCTTCAATAGTCTTCGCAGACTTTGATATTAGAAACTCCTCTGGGGGCACGTTCTCAATCACCACCTTGCCAGACTTAACTACCTTTTTAACAGTAACGGAGAAAATGGGCGCTTGAATAGGCATACCCATTTGATCTAAACCAACATCGATCATCTCAACGTTCTGCTTAACAACTTCTAGCGTTCCATCTGACAGCAACAAAGCAAGCTCGTCCTCTGTCAAATCCTTATACTTTTCTTTTGTTACGTCTTCTTTAGCATCCCAGTATGCTTTAACAATACCAACCTTTTGCAACAAAGCATCTTTAAACCAGTTGTGCAGAATTATTAGGCCTTCATTCTCACGATAGAAAACCCAGTTGCAGTAACTTGTGGCTTGCTTAGCTGATTCCTCGTCATTCTGCGACTGTGGCTCAAAGTAAACAATGTCTTCCGTAGTAGTAAACACACGGATTAATTGAGGCAATGCGCCATCAACGGCTTCAGCTACTTCACCAGTAACGATCTGGCTACGGCCCTCTACCTCATTACCGTAGGGGTAACGTAAATAATACTCAAGCGCTTTCGTGCGCTCATCACTCGTTTCAGTATCAATAAAGCCTATGGCATTATCAATTTCCGCTTCGAGTATGCCTTTGACTGAGTATGAATCCATATTTATACCTTTGAACTTTTGCGTATTATACAACCCATCCAGTCTTAATTGGCAAACTCGTTGACCATGAATCCGACCGCTCGTCAAGGCTTACCGCTAAATATCTAAAACTATCGCTGTAATGTGAAGCCCAGTCGTGCAATGCTTTCTCGTAATAAACACCTTGGCGCTCATTAAACTCCCGTCGATAGTTACGAATAGCATTTAATCCGCTCTTAGTCTTAGGGTCAAACCAGCATCTAGGAAGTAAACGTCTTACAGCCTGGATGCCATCAGCTACTGACAGTCTTGGTGCGACTGTAATTTGCAGTCCGGCTTCTTGCAGCATTTCTTTTCTGCTTTTCCCAGTTCCCAGCTCACGAACTTCAACGTCATGTGGGAGGAATTGGTCGAAACGCTCATATCTATTTTCTTTGAGCCAATTGACATACCAATCCAGCCCGACTCCATGGTTTTCCACGCAATCAATAAGCCTAACTTCCTTGCCAACCAACTGAGCAACCCAAAGACAAGTAGAGTCACCCATGCCAAGATCCCAAGAAACATAAGACTTGCAAAGATCATCCCGGTCAATATTGGTGATGCGACCCTTCGCTTCAAGATCATTGATAATCTGCCCATAATAGCTGCCTTCCACTGCTGAGTTAAAGTTACATTCAAACTCCTGCTGATACTTGTCTTCACCCATCTCTAGCTGTGCGGCACGTAGCTCAGACGCAGCTAAGATGTCTGTTTCACTAGCCTTAAACTCCAATAGCTTCCAGCCTTCAGTCTCAGCCGCCCTGTCTCTAAAGTCAGCGAAGTGATTGCGACCCTTTGGCGTGCCAATAAACAAGCACCATCCCATACGGTCTGCTAATGCTGGCCGAACTACTTCATTCCAGATTTTTGGGTTTTGGTCTCCAATCTCGTCGAGCACCACACCATCAAAGTACTGGCCACGAAGACTATCGGCATTGTCAGAACCGTATAAGCTAATCCTACGACCCCAAAAATCAACCCTAAGCTCCGATATATTAGCTGTAGCACCAAGTGGACGAGTAAATTCAAGTAGATAGTCCCACGCAACACGCTTCGACTGAGCGTAAGTAGGAGCAATATAGGCAAATCGAGGATTAGGCTTATCACATTGAACCGCAGCCTTTATAAGATGGTTGATAGCAGAGACAGTCTTGCCCATGCGTCGGTGCGCCACTACGACTGTAAAGCGATTGTTATCAATGGCCTCATGTATCTCTGCCTGTTCCTTGCGCGGCTTGTAGGCAATCTCGATTACTTCTGCCATGTAACCTTCATCTCTTGCGGCCCACCGTCAGCGCCTGTAATTTCCTGCTTCTGCGTTTCAGCCCATTTCATCTGAGCCTTAGTCCACCAGATCAAAGCAGTCGTATCACCGCCCTGCGCCTTATTAAATAGCGTCTTAGCTATCTGTGCGCTGGCCTTAGCCTTACCTACATCTAATTCTTGCCGATAGTGCTTACGTAATGTTTTATCGTCAATACCGATTAACGCCCCTATTTGTTCATGAGGCAACCCAAGACCAGCCGATGTTTCAACTAATCTTTTGTTTTCTGCGCTTGGAATATGCTCATTCATTTTATTAAGGGGAAATGTTGATCATTAGTTAATAATACAGCCTGTTTCCCTGTGAATTCTTCCCATCTCTTTACTATTACATCACAGTATTTAGGGTCTAACTCCATCAGAAACGCTTTGCGGCCTGTTTGCTCTGCGCCAATCATGGTACTTCCACTACCCCCAAACAAATCAAGAACATTTAGCAATTTAACATGATTACTAAAAGCCCTTACCGATAACGCTACAGGCTTTTGAGTTGGATGGACATAATTTGTGTCCTTCTTTATTTCCCACAAATCACTTTCATTTTTAACAACTTCGTCAATTTTGCCATTAAACAAACAAAACTCATGTTGATGCCTGTATCCTTGCCCCATCCCAAACACATTCTTTGCCCAAACAATGCAGGTTTTGTACTCAAGCAATTCCTGTAATACGCCGTAAAACTTCCAATTACACCAAATGTAATAGGCTTTAGGATCAATCACCTTAATTACGTTACAAGTTTCTGCAATAAAATTTTTAAATTCATTATCTGGCAAATTATCATTTTTAATTACATCGTGCTTACCGCTACGACCATTAAAAGCCACGTTATAAGGAGGATCAGTAAATACCATATCAGCCTTCTGACCATCCATTAACTTCTCTACCGCATCAATACTCGTACTATTTCCACACATTAACCGATGATTGCCAAGTTGATAAATATCACCTAGCTTAGTCTTTGGTTCCTCTGGCACTTCAGGCACAGCATCTTCATCCGTTAATCCATCTACCTGCTCTGGCTCTAGCAGTGCGTTTAGCTCGTCTGCGTTAAAGCCTAATATATCTAATGCGAATCCGTCTTTAAGTAGCTCATCTAACTCAATAGTTAGCAAAGTTGTATCCCAGTCAGCATTTAACGCTAATTTATTGTCAGCTATTACTAATGCTTTACGTTGAGTATCCGTTAGATGGCTTAATTCTATTGTTGGTACTTCTTCCATCTTTAGCTTTCTGGCAGCTATAAGCCGACCATGACCAGCTATGATGCTATTCGTTCCGTCTATTAGTATTGGGTTAGTCCAGCCGAATTCTTTGATGCTAGATGCTATCTGAGCCACCTGTTCGTCAGAATGTTTGCGGCTGTTATTAACGTAAGGAATTAAATCCTCGACCTTGCGGTACTTTACTTCTATTTCCATTTTTGCACTATCCTTTGGATGTTATGCGCTAATCTTCATTTTTTTTAAATGTTGCTCCGGGAGAAATTAAATAACTACTTCCAGTCTCATCATACATTTCAACAGCTTTATACCCCAAATTATTAGATAATTTTCCTCTAGCTCTTTGAACATCATTATCTAAATCATTGGAATGATTAAAATAATAATATAATTTATTTAATTGATCGTCATCTAAATTTCTTAAATCTTGTCCTACATCATAAACAACAGTATCAAAAATAATTTCTAAATCTTCATCTGATGCTTTTTTTATTTTTGGGAATGATTTTATTAAAGCATTTTTTACTTCATTAAAAGGTATTTCATATTTTAAATCATAATTTGTTAAAATTTCTTTTTGGGGAATATCAGTATAATGCAAACCTACCGTTCCATGTCCTTCTGCAATTTTTTTTTCAGGACTACCAAAAACACCACCGTAAATGTCTTCTGTGTGATTAGGATCAATAGTATAAATATCTGATGGCTCAGAACTTCCCCTATATATTCTTAAAGTGTCATCGCTTACATCTTTAATGCTCATACCTACAGGCAAACCTTTAGTAGCTTTAGCTGCACTTAACAAACCTTTGCCAGCACCCAAACCAGTAGCACCTAAGCCAGCTACATCCAACACATCCATTGGATTGGGCGCCCTACCCATACCCACATCACTGTAAGCTTGCTGCGCCCCAGTAATTCCCAACACGTCAGCAGGTTTGATTGCCTTCAGTAGCTGGTCAACATTCACTTGCTGCGTTTGCAAGCCGCCAGGGATAACTCCACCCATTGGGTCTTGCTTCATTGCAAAGTTATAGCCAGTAGGAATATTTACGTTAGATTTCCCTTGATAGCCCGGGAATAGTCTTGCAAGATCTGACGCGTTACCTAGTTTGTTTACTGCTTCTTTAGCTATACCAGCGCCACCAGCCATTTTCTGGAATACATTTT